TGGCACAAAATCATCTGGCAAAGGAGCAACTCTACCTCTGCTTCTTCTAACAGACCAATACTTATCAGGCACGATACCAGAGAAGAAAGAATTCAAAGGCGCATCAATAGTATGAGCTAAAACTTCCCCCATCTTTACCACAGCAGGTTCAGATTTCCATTGCTCAATATGATTAACAACAGCATTCATAAAGTTTGTTTCGTCGTTACTCTTACCTAAAATTCTTGTTACTGGATCTACCATTTTCATAGGCACTTCATACAAAACGCTTTGAGGATCTAAACCAGTAGCGGCTTGTCGTAATTGTTCATCAGTCGCCGCAGGATTACCTAATTCTATGAAATGCTGTATAGGAGTATATAGTTCTTCTGTAGCCGCTTCATAAATAAGAGGATGACTATAAGCTAAAGCTATAGATTCACGTATACTATCATGCGACCAATCCATTAACTTTTGTGCGGCCTCTGTAGCACGATTAACAGTTCCCTCGCTAGTAGTAGGATAGGTAGCAAGTGTAATTAAATCGTCAGGATCAAAGACTCTTGCTTTCTGTTCTACAAACATCATCAAATTATTAAGCGCAGTAGAAGTCCATTTAGATCCCGGTCCACCTTTTATAAGACTCCTCATCTCTGCCATAATCAACTCTTTACGAGCCTGATATGGCAAAGATTCCCACTGGCCTTTATATCTATCGCTTTCTTTAAGATTCTTTTCAGCTAAATTTCTTAACCTTTTACGGCTCCCTCCACCAAGTTGAACTAACCGTCGAGTTGCAGTCAACATAGGTGTCCAAATGAATTTGTTTTGACTGGCTATCGGAGAGATACCTGCCGCTTTAGCCAACATTCCTTGTTTAGTTAAAGGCTCACCAGTTTTCGGTGAAATTTCATACAACTGCGCTCCCGGAAGTATTTCTATACGTTGTCCGTATTCATTATGTATTTTTACTAAACCGATAGAACGATTAGCTAATCTAGCTTTAAAGTGATCTATTAGACCGTGTTGTAATACAATATTAGTTAATTCATCTGGAGCTGTTTTGATTAATAAACCAACTTTGAAAACTACAGTAGAAGACCACCATTCCTTAATAAATTTATCTGCTGTAGGTAAACCAATCTTGTATCCTAATGCTCTCATCCATCCCATATGAGCAGTAAGTCTCCCGACTTCTCTCCAATCGGGTATAGCTTTCGCCATCGAAAGTTGTCCAGCTTTAGCGGATGTAGGGAACAAAGCAGATGCTCTGTCTACTTTCCCTCTGCCCTTCCATTTGTCTGATTGGGTAGCAGAAAAAGAAGTACCCTGTCTGCCTGTGTACTTGTTGATTATAGCGAGAGCTTTATCGTCACCATAATGCATGGCTCCTGTTCTTCCTATAATGTCATACAACCAGTCGTGATTAATATTCATTCGTTCGCCAAGTGGCGCATTAACATATCTAGTCAACAAAGCGTCTACAACATGAGTGGGTTGCTCTGCCATTGTACCCATTCTTGCTAACGCTTGGAATTCTGTTACTGCTTCTAATGGGTGTTCTAAATCTAAACCACCTTTACCTCGTTTAGGTACCATACGAAAAAAACGTGATGCCCATTCATGCGACTTCCAAGTAAATTGGTATATAGCCGCTATACCAAAATCTGTTATCTTCCCTAATCCATCCCACATTTCTGTTTCAGGACGCAACCAATGAAGTTCCTCTTTAATAAATTTGTTTAAATCTTTAACAGAAACCCGTAATTCTTCAGCAACCCATTTAACACCTTTTTCATCTATAAGATTCTGGAATTGTTTAGGTGTGCTTATCTTTGCTTTTTCAAGATTCAACCTCATCGGACCAACCTCAAGACCAGATTCGGAAAGTTCTAACCAAGTCTTAGTCGATCTTGGAGTTATCTCCATTGGGATTCTGAGAAGCAACTCGTTGTCAAGACTTCCGGGGGTTGTAATCAACCCTCTTTTCATATTTTCAACAAATCGTTTACCTTCTCTGAAAAGCGCCTTTTTAGTGTTTGGATATTTGATTAAACCCTTTTCGTTGAATCTGGGTATACCAACAGTTGAAACATGAGCAGTTAAGTATTCGTCTATGTAAGGCAAGGTTTCATTTGATAAATAATCTTTTAAAGAAGTGTCAATCACAATGTCATCTTGACCAGTTTCAGGATTGTATACAGTTCTTTCTACATTTAAATAATCCAATTCCTGTATTGTTTTGTTACCTACAATAACATCACGGTAAACCTTGTATAAAGTTTCATAGCCGCGATCTTTCTCAGCTTCAATAATTGATTTAAGGTCAGCAACATCGCCTTGTTCTATCCGTGTCGCAGTCGTACCTGCTGTCGCTCTTGCGCGTTCCTCAAACATTGGAAAGTCTGTAACAGCTTGAATTACTTCTTGCTCAGTGAGTTTTTGCAACCCTCTGTTACCACCTTTAGAAAGTTCTCCAAATACTCTCTGTGCAATGATTTGTTCTTGATACCCCAACGACTCTTCAACAGACATAGCAAAAGTATCACTTCTAACACTATTTAAATTGTCTTTAGCAGTACCAAGCCATTTACGCTTAAATAAATTGTGCCTTAACTTTATTCGTGACGCATAAGAAAGACGCGGGTAGTATCTCGCAACTTGACTTCTGCCACCTAAATGTAAAAGCGCGCTAGCTCCGTCTGCCTCATTGAGAAAAGACCACCATCCATCAAACTCATCTAATCCGGGTTTACCTACTCCTAGTTTTTTGGCTTGTCCCATAATATACTCAGCAGGATTTGTAGGATCTGGAACCATTTCAAAAAATTCAACTTTTCGATTACCACGTATCAGTTTCGCTTCATCATGGTATTTCAACATGGATTCAATTAAAGGTTTGAACCTAACATCTTGTTGCGCTAACTCCCAAACAGGCGACCCTGTGTACGGTGCGCTACCTGCCTGCCCGCGTGTTACTCTTATTTGTTGTTGAATCAACCATTCTTCGTGCATCCTAAAATGATGAACTATTTGATCTATTTTCCTGTTTAAAGAACGTACTTCTTGTCTTCTCCACCAAGAACTTCTCGCAAAAAACATATCCCCAGCCGCGACATTTTCTTTAGCCCACGCGATAATAACATCTCTAAGTTCTCCTGCTTTCATTCCTGATCTATGAGTAACATTCTCTTTAACTAACTGAGGAAACTTTGCTAATATCTCATCAATAGTCGCATCTTTCCCTAAACCAGCTAAATCATCCATAGCTCTTTGAGCGCTAGTAGCTACATACTGTTCATGTATTTGTTTTTGATAACCTCCATGAAATTCATGCGGAGCTTTAACACCTGCGCGCGCTCTTAAAATTCTTTGCAACGCTGTCATACCCGTGTTAAGAGGAGATAGCATTATGATCGCCGCCAATTCAGTTACACCTATAACTATTGGTTCGGTTGTACGAGGCCATCCAGATTTAGAAAGAGCGAGTTGTTCTCCTTGTGAACCATGCCACATATGTTCTGGAACCCAACCTTCTTCAGCGCTGAGATAATCACCGCCTTGTTTATATTTTTCTTTTAACCCTTCAAAACCTATGTTCCCTATTTTTAAATCTTCTATCCTTGCGCCACCAAAAGCAGGAGGAATTTGTAAAGCCGTTTGACGAAGCGCGTAAACAGGGAAATCACTTACCGCACGAATGTTGCCACTATTCAGATACCGTGAAGCGCCATACCATCCTGTAGAAGCAACAGTTGGGCTTTTAAGAAAAGCTTCTGCCAACTGACGCGCTTTAAGCAAATCCCCATCAACTTGTTTTTCAAAATATGCAAGCGTACCTTCTAAAGCATCACCATGCCTTACCTGAGAGAGCATTATATTTAATGCTTCTTCATTGCCATCTAATTGATCTCTCGCCGCGGTTACAGCTTCAGGTGCAAAGTTAGTTTCAGCGAATTCTGCCATCTCCCAAAACTCACCCAACTCTCCGAAAGACCACATGCGGCTGGGTTGTGTGAAAGTGTGACTAAGGGTTCTTCCTGTTCGTGCCGCTTGATTAATATCTGCATGAATCGCATCAAGCGTTCCTTCAGCGGCAGTACTTAAAACGCCACCTATAGTAGAGATAGGAGCAATACCCCATTTTGCCTGCACCTTCCCCAAAATAGGTATTTTACTCTGCAATTCTTGTAACTTATCTACAGCGCGTGTGAACCTTCCTTTTTTTGGACGTTCATACCCAGTTCTTGTGAGCATCTGTTGAGACATTACAGGCAAAGAATCGTAATACCATTTCTGCCTTTCTTTATCCATTCCCTCTAAATACTCGACTGCTTTATTTTTATGTACCATTCCTAAAGCATCATCAATAGCTTGATCGAAATCTTCTATTGCGATATCTGCTAAAAGTAATTGCATGATACCTTCATTATCTAACTGAAATAGTTGATGACCGCCTGTCACCATATCTAAACGAGCGATTTTATGATTCAAAATAATTTGTTCAAGATCTAAATCTTGTCCATCTGGGCTACCTACTGATGTCTGCCCACCACGACCCCCGCGTGACCCTCCACCAACGTGTGTTGGGGTTTCATACCCATTGCTCATATCTGTCCGTTTGCTTTAGCTTTTCGTGCCATACCCCGCAAAAGAGGATCATCAGACTTTTCCAGTCCTGCTATAAGCATCCTAGACATAGAAGCCATTTTTCTTTGATGCATACTTTCCATAGATTGAATCTGTTCATTCAAACCAGCAGTTATATCTGTATCAGGAAAATCATCAGGTGCATCCATAGCAGTAAGACTAGGATTGTAACCTCTCGCGGCTTGTAAAGCTTGTTGCTCAGGTGGCATCGTAGACGCTGATACAACACCATCTGAACCTTGCAAAGTTTGAGCAGGTACACCCCTCTTATCAGGTAAACCTATCCCACCTGCACTAGGATCTTGCGCTTGTGTGTTTACTTCTCCTTGAGCATATTGGACATCAGGAGAAGTCGCAGGAGCTTGCACACCACCAGCTTTATCGGGTTTAAGTGCTGTCCTAGCCATTAGCCACCTGCCGCTAACGCCGCTTGCATTTCAGCCATCGCTTGTTGAGGAGCTACCTCTTGAGGTGCGCCTTGTGCCATAGCTTCAGGTGGTAAAGCTTGAGGAGGACCAGCAAGACCCATCGCTTCTTCAGGAGATATAGCTTGTTGTGCTTCTGGAGGAGGGGCTTCCGCCGCTTGCATTTCTCTAATCTCCTCATCAGCTTTTTCTATAGCTTCAAAAATATCTAATCCTTTTTTACGATACTTCTCGATTTTAGATATATAAATTACAGGCAACGCACCCTGAACAGCTTGCTGTTGTATAGCAACCATAACAGCTTCCTCTAATTGTTCCTCGTCAACCCTTCTGCCTTCAGCTTCAGGATCTTCAATAAACGGATGCTTTGTTCTGAATGTCGAAAGGCTAATACCTTTCATCTGCAACAACTGTCCAAGCTGAATAGTTGTACCTTGAACATCCGCTCCCGGAACTGAGTGAGACACCACGTTGTCGAATGTTTCAAAATGTTCATCAGGTGTGAACTCAACTTGTCCGAAGTCGCCTGCATAACCAGTGAAAGTAGATATTGTCTTGTTACCCCAATACCCTTTGTACGTGGCGAATAAGCATTCGTTTAGATGGGGAAGATGTCCTTCCATGATCTCTTGAAGTTCTTGTATCCTTGGATCAAGAGCGGCACCCATAAGAGCGTCAATGCCCCTACCAGTGCGAAGAGCGCCATAACTTTCTCCCCCAATTTGGGGAACCGTACCTGTCGATACGCGGGCGTTACGTTCGAGCCTATCAATGGCGATGTTCGTATTCTGGTCAGGTGATCCTCTAAGCTCTCCGATCCCTTCCGCGTCGAGGAGAACATTGACCTCGCCTTCCCTACCATCTTTCCATTCACCTCCTACTATCATCGGCACTTGCCCTGAACGTCCGATGATGTAGCGATCTGGGAAGATTGCTTTCTCTTGGGCTATGAGTTCAAGTGCCATTAGTTTTGCCATAAGATCGACCATCCCAACGACGTTCGATACTGAAGAAGAAATTTTATCTAAGGTGACACGACCCGGAGTTATCACACAAGGCATACCTGCAAGATTCTTATACCTTGACAGTTCCAACTGTGTACTGTGATAAGGATACGATTGGTTGAAATGATTGTAACGAGGTCCCATTATTCCGATGACGATATCTTCCTCGTCTATCCATTCACAGCAATCCCATAGTTCTTGCCGTGCGTTATTATCGGATGCTATCGGTCCACCATTCTCATCTCGTGAAGCAGGA